TGTATTACAAAGGCAAGAGAATTAAGTATGACGATAACGACAAAGGTGGAGAACATGAATAGATACTACGTAGAAATGGAACACCCAAGAGGTAAAGAGGAGTATGGCACTATATACATTTATATGAATGCATATGATGCACAACAAATAATTGACATGGTTGACCAAGTTATAATAACAATAGAGAAAACAGAATAGGAGATACACATGAATAGATTTATTATAGAAGATACACCAAGCAAGATTGCATCATCTCTATGCGACCAACATATAGTTAAGATGCCACTAGAAGAAGCACAGATGTTGTGTACTGCACTATGGCATCATGTGCCTGACTATGCAGAGGAGCATGACCTGTACAAACCTGTACATCAAAAACATCCATGCACTCTATGGGCAATGGAAACAAGAGCAAACTATTGGTTCGCTATGGATTTATATGGTCTAATGTTATTAGAATATACTAAACGATATGGCAGAGTGCATGGTGCTAGTAAGCACAAAGAAGCTATCTATAGAGGTACTTGGATGATACCTGACCATACGGATGGTAAAATAACTGCACACCCACAATGTTTTAGTGGGCATGATGACTTGAAGACAGATGAGTTCTATCCTATTGAAGCATATCGTAAATTTTATATTGTAGACAAGTCTAAATTTGCGAGATACAAGTATACAGATAAACCAACTTGGATGAAAGGAGAAGTAGCATGACAACGATTAAACTTACAGAAGTGCAAGAGGAAAGACTATTGAAGCAAGTTAATAATTTGAGAGAGATAGTTAATAATGTAAATGAATGTTTGCCTTTAGACTACCACACAGTAGCTGAATTGCCTACGTTAGAATACACATTAGTAGATATATTTAATTTAGAACTACCTAGTTGTGAGCATAGTCATGTAGACAGGTGGAGAGATTATAGATATAAAGTGAAAGGAAAGAAAAATGTGGCATAGAATAGCAGATTTTTTTAACGTAGAGTATCATAAAAAGTATGGCGAGGGTACAAGGTTTGACCTCGACTATGGTAAGCTACTGATAATAGCATTGTGTATTTATATAGCTATAAAGGTGTAGTTATGTATCCCAACAATGATGCTATAGTTGTACTACTAATAAGTGCAATAGTAGTATTATTCTTTTCATGTTACATAGGAGTATGACATGGCAAAAATAACAGTTAAACAACTAGTAGATGAATACTATAAGTCTAGTGATTACAGTATGTTAGCCTATAAAACTAAAGTAGATTATTCAAATTGTTTAGAGCTAATGTTGAACACAAAATTAAATAAGCATTTTATTTGTACAACTAAAGCTGATAAACTAACAGGTGCTATGGCTAGACAATCATATGAAGTGTGGCTAAAACGTGGCATTTATATGGCTAACCATATTGTTGCATCATCTAGGAAAGTGTATTCATTTGGAATGGAGATGGGTTATGTTGAATACAATCCATTTTCTACTTTTAAATGTAAAACTAACAAGCCAAGAAAGGTTGTTTGGACAAGAGAACAGATAAAAAAACTACTTGACTTTTGTTATAGTGATTTCAAGTACAGAAGTATAGGTTTAATTGTACAAATGTCCTATGAATGGTGTCAAAGAGTAGGAGATATGAGATTACTCAAGTTTGAAAGCATAGATTTTAACAATGGTGTGTTAAATCTTGAACAATCTAAACGAGGTGCAAGTGTTAGTCTTCCAATTAGTGAAGATTTATTTGAAATGTTACAAGAACAGAAAAGAGATTATGATTTTCAAGAATATGTTGCACCTGTACCAAAGGCGATTAGAAGCTCATACAACCCCTATACTCTTCATAGGCTATCCATAGTGGCTAGAAAGGTAATCAAGCTCTGTGGACTTCCTAATGAGCTACGAATCGCTGATTTAAGACGAACAGGTACTACAGAGATGGTTGAAGCAGGAGTTTCAATGGGTCAAATCATGTCAGTTACAGGTCACGCAAACCCACAGTCAGTAAAGCCTTACATGAAAAATACACTTGACTCTGCAAAAAATGCATTGACAACTCGAAAAAACTATGGTATAAGCATATTAAGTGCCACAGGGAAGTGATACATATATGAGTATATATACATATATAAATGATTTACATTTAAGTGTAGGAGAAAGTAAAAGATTAAACTGTCCTAATTGTAATGGCTATAAAACTTTTAGTGTTACAAATAATATGGGCAATCTTTTATGGAACTGTTACAAAGCATCCTGTAGATTGTCAGGGTCAAAAAGAATACACTTATCTGTAGATGATATTAAATCATCATTAGAATTAGTTAAACAACTAGATGATAAATTCACTATGCCTGAGTTTGTGGTACATCATGGTTATAGACGAGAGGTCATGGATTTCTGTGAGCTTTGGGAACTAGACTGTGATAAATTGAATCTACACTACGATATAAAAGATAAGAGGGTGGTGTTTCCCATCAAGGAGAATGGTGTGATTGTTGATGCCATAGGCAAAGCAGTTACACACAGACTTCCTAAGTGGAAAAGATATGGAAAAAAGAACTTGCCTTATTATTTTGGTTGTGGTAGTGTAGCAATCGTAGTTGAGGATTGCATTAGTGCTACTGTTGTAGGTAGTGATGTTTTTGTAGGGGTAGCTGTGTTGGGAACATCATTAAGCGAATCACACAGGCAGTATCTATCGCAATTCTCGACTGTGATTATAGCACTAGACCCTGATGCAATGCCCAAAACACTAGCCTTTGCAAAAGAACTAAGAGGTCATGTGCCTGACGTAAAAGTTTTAAGATTAAAAGATGATTTAAAATATAGGAATGAGGAAGATTTAAATAACTTATATATCCTAACCCCAAAGGAGAACCAACATGGAACTATCGTTAATTAGAAGTTTAATGGACAAAACATTCTATGATGAACATAGAGGTGCTAAGTGTCCTGACAGATTGTTTAGTAAAGATGTAAGAAAAATAAAACAATCTATTGACAAAGCAATGCTAACATATGAAAGAACAGTAACACCTGACGAGATTGAAGCCTTGTTTATATCAAGCAATCCATCAATGACTACTGCACAGAAACAAGCCTATTTAGATTTATTCAGTAGAGTAAAAAAGGAGAAGCCACTTGGAAAAGATGTTGCACAAGAAGTATTGTCTAAACTATTTCAGCAAGTTGTTGGCGAAGACATTGCTAATATTGGGTTTGATTATGTCAATGGTAATCAATCCTCTCTTGAACCCATTAGAAATATTCTTGAATTATATGGAGATGATTTTACACCGAATCTTAACATAGAGTGGGATGATATGAGTTTGGAAACTTTAATAGCAAAGAATAGTTTAGAAGCTAAATGGACATTCAACATACCTGCATTGACTAGAAAAGTAGAGGGAGTTTCTGCAGGACATTTGATTGAGGTAGGTGCTAGACCAAATACAGGCAAGACATCTTTCCATGCATCACTAGTTGCTAGTACAGGTGGCTTTGCCCATCAAGGTGCTAAGTGTGTTGTGTTATGTAACGAAGAGTCAGCACATAGAGTTGGTGCAAGATATCTTACATCAGCAACAGGCATGACAATGCATCAAATAAAAAAGAATCCTGAGAGTGCTAGAGATAAGTATGAAGCAGTCAAGAAAAATATATTTATCAAAGATGCATCTAATCGTGACATGGCATGGGTTGAGAGTGTATGTAAATCTTACAAGCCTGACATAGTGGTGTTAGACATGGGAGATAAGTTTGCTAGGACAGGTGGCTTTGCTAGACCTGATGAAGCTCTAAAAGCCAATGCTATCCATGCTAGACAGATAGCTAAGATGCATGAGTGTGCAATCTTTTATATGTCACAACTGTCAGCAGAAGCAGAGGGCAAGATATATTTGAATCAGGCTATGATGGAAGGCAGTAGAACAGGTAAGGCAGCCGAAGCAGATTTGATGCTTTTGATAGCCAAAGATACAGTCAAGAATCCTGACGAAACAGAGGAAGGTCCTAGAAGACATTTGAATGTTGTAAAGAATAAGCTATCAGGTTGGCATGGTGTTGAGCATTGTGACTTAGATTATTTAACTGCGAGGTATGTGTGAAACTAACACTTGATGTAGAAAATACAGTAACAAAAAGAGATGGCAAGATGCATCTTGACCCATTTGAAGCTAACAATAAGTTAGTAATGGTGGGTTGTCTTGAAGATAATGGTACAAGACATTTGTTTAACATGGATGGCGAAGAGAATAACTTTGATGCCATACAAGCCTTGCTAGACAGGGCAACTATACTTATAGGACATAACTTTGTTTATGACCTAATGTGGTTATGGGAATCAGGTTTTAAATATGATGGTGCAATATTCTGTACAATGCTGACAGAGTATGTGTTGCAACGAGGTGTCAAAGAGCCTTTGCATTTAAAAGATTGTGCAAACAGATATGACTTACCTACAAAAAAGCAAGACACACTCAAAGATTACTTTGCAAAAGGATATGCAACTGATGAAATACCAAGAGATGAATTAACAGAATACCTGATAGCAGATTTAGAAGCAACACAACAACTTAGTCAAAGACAATACATGAGATTAAATAGTTTGGAAGATGCAGGATTGATGGAAACTGTTATACTAACAAACAAAGTTGCAGTAGCATTGGCTAAGATATATAAAAGAGGATTCAAAGTTGATGTTGATACCCTAGAAAAGGTTAAGACTGAGTTTGAGAACGAAAAGATTGACATCGAGAACAGGTTGAAAGAACA